ATGAGTACGGAAAACATTGGAAATATAGATACGGAGGCCACTATTGAAAGAGGTGAGAAACTGGCAGAAAGACTACCTGAGCCAGTAGGTTACAAACTTCTCTTGATTAAGCCTAAAGTAGTAGACAAAACAGCCAGTGGTATTGAAATGCCAGACTCTTTCAAAAAGAAGGAAGAAGCAGGTGCCGTTGTTTGTATGGTCATTAAAGTAGGTCCTATGGCTTACATGGACACAGAAAAGTTCCCTACAGGTCCTTGGTGCACAGAAGGTGACTTCGTGCTAATTGGTGCTTATAGAGGCAGTCGTTTTTCAGTTGATGGGGAAGAGTTTATTCTTGTTAATGACGATATGATTGAAGGCACTGTATCTGATCCTAGAGGTATAGGGAGGGTTTACTAATGTCTGAAGAATATGAAAATGATAGTACGGACTTCGATGATGACTCCATAGAAGTTGAAATTATTGATGACACCCCTGAAGAGGATAGAGATCGTCCGAAACTTGAAGCTAACGATGACGATAACGAAGAAGAGTTAGAGTCGTACTCTAAAAAAGTACAAAAGCGTATAGACCAGATAAACCATAAGTACCACGATGTTAGGCGTGAGAAAGATGCTTTAGAAAGGCAGAACGCAGAAGCTATTCGTATAGCCCAGACTATTCTTGCAGAAAACGAGCAGTTAAAAAGTACACTTAACTGGGGACACCAAGAGTACACCAAAGAAGCATCAGGTAGACTTGACTTCGCCCATAAGGCGGCACAAGAGAAATATCGCCGAGCTTTTGAAACTGGAGACACAGATGGAGTGCTGGAAGCACAAGATGAACTAAACGAAGTGTCTAACCAAAAGAGACAATTATCAACTTTAGTTTCACCTGTACCACAAAAAGCTTTACAACAACAAAATAATGATGTATATATTCCTCAACAATCAGTACCAGAAGCGCCACCACAGGATTATAAAGCCATAGATTGGGCTGGAAAGAACCCGTGGTTTGGTAAAGATGAAGAGATGACCGCCTTCGCTTATGGACTGCACGAAAAACTGGTTAAATCCGGTGTAGACCCTACCTCTGATGAATATTATCAGCGAGTAGACTCCCGCATAAGGGAAATATTCCCAAAAAACTTCGACAGAAAGAAATCGTCACCTGTGGCATCGGTAGGTAGAACTACTGCACCAAGAAAAGTCGCACTAAACAATTCTGAAATCGCAATCGCAAAAAGATTAGGTATAACACCTGAACTGTATGCAAAGTATAAAATAAAGGAGCAAAATCTCAATGGCTAATCTACAAATTGACAGAGCCCCACGCTCTACAGAAACACGTGAAAAAGAAGTACGTCCGGTATCTTGGAAGCCAGCTCATGACTTACCTTCCCCTGATCCACAAGACGGTTATGTGTTCCACTGGAAAAGAGTGTCTATGATGGGTCAAGCTGATCCTGCTAATATGGCTAAGGCCAAACGAGAGGGTTGGGTACCTTGTCAAGCTGAAGATCATCCTGAGATGATGGCTGACTTTGCAGCTTTTGGTTTAAAACCCCAAGGGTTGATTGAAATTGGTGGACTTGTTTTATGTAAGACGACTGTCGAGACTTCAAACGCTCGTAAGGAGTACTACGCAAATATGTCTAGAGCTTCGGTAGAATCAGTTGATAACAACTTTCTCCGAGAAAATGATCCTCGGATGCCTCTCTTTTCTGAGAAGTCATCTAAAGTATCTTTTGGTCGTGGTTCCTGATAACAGGAACTATTTAAATTAAATTAGGAGTTTTTTATGGCATATCCTGCTAATATTGGTCCCTACGGTTTTCTTCCGAATACCCTAGAAGGCGGACGAGTTTATGCTGGTGCAACTCGGTACTTACCGATTGCTTCTGGCTACGGAAAAAACATTGGTTATGGCGATGCAGTATCATTGATTGCTGATGGTTCTGTTCAACGTGTTGATGCATCTACTGGTGCTAAAACTGCATGGGCTATTCGTCCTATCGGTATTTTCCTTGGTTGTTCTTACACTGACCCAACTTTAAAGTATAAAGTTTTCTCTCAATACTGGCCTACAGGTACTTCTGCATCTGACGCCATTGCTATTGTTGCTGATGACCCATTAGTTTTATTTAAAGTTAACTTGACTAACGCTGGTACTGCATACACTTCTGGTGCTGCTACATCGGCTGATGTTGGTCAAAACGTAGGTTATTTCGTAACAGCTAACACAGGTTCTATAGTTGATGGTGTTAATACAGCTACTGGTAATAGCGCCACTTCAGTTAATTTGGCTTCTAAAAACACTACTGCTACATTGCCTTTGCGCATTATTAGCATGGTTCAAGAAACTGCATTATCTGATGGTACATTTGTAGAAGCTTTCGTGGCATATACAGCACCTACTATGACTGCGGCTGTGACTCAATCAGGTACTACTCCGTTTGCTGTTTCAGCAGTGGATATTACTGTCGTTGGTGGTCATGCTTACCGCAACCCTGTTGGAATTTAAGGAGTTTAACTAATGGCTGCTATCTCACGCGCGCAACTACTAAAAGAACTTCTCCCCGGTCTTAACGCTTTATTCGGTTTAGAATATGAGCGTTACGGTGAGAAATATAAAGAAATCTTTGAAACTGAATCTTCTGATCGTTCATTTGAAGAAGAACAAAAACTGTCTGGCTTTGGTGCCGCTGCGGTTAAAAACGAAGGCTCTGCTATTACGTATGACAATGCGCAAGAAGCTTGGTCAACTCGCTATACCCACGAAACTATTGCTTTAGGCTTTTCTTTAACTGAAGAAGCTATTGAAGATAACTTGTATGACTCATTGTCTGCTCGTTATACAAAAGCTTTGGCTAGAGCTATGGCTTACACCAAAGAAGTTAAAGGTGCTGCTGTACTAAACAATGCATTCAACACTAACTTTACTGGTGGTGACGGCAAATCTTTATGTAACAGTGCACATCCTTTAGTTTATGGATCAACAATCTCTAACGTACCAGCAACACCTGCTGATTTGAACGAAACTTCATTGGAAAATGCTGTTATTCAAATCTCTTTATGGGTTGATGAACGTGGCTTATTGATTGCTGCTAAACCTAAAAAATTAGTACTTCCTCCTGCTCTTCAATTCGTAGCAACTCGTTTGTTAGAAACTGAATTGCGTGTTGGTACTAACGACAATGATGTTAATGCTCTTAAGAACAACGGTTCAATTCCGGGCGGCTATACTATCAACCCTTGGTTGACTGATACAAATGCTTGGTTCTTGATGACTGACGTTCCTAATGGTCTGAAACATTTTGTTAGAACTCCATTAGCTACATCAATGGACAGTGACTTTGACACGGGCAACTCTAGATACAAGGCCCGTGAACGCTACTCGTTCGGTTTTAGTGATCCTTTAGGTATTTTTGGTTCTGCAGGTTCTTCCTGATAAATCAATAACTTAGCTTTAATTAAGGGCTCCTTCGGGAGCCTTTTTTATGATTAAAAATAAAACTTGTCTAGCCTAGACAAATAGGGTATATTAGCTTTCGTAAACTTAATAACGGAGATACCCTGTGAATAATGTAATATATAGAATACGTAATGTAGTAAACAATAAGTTTTACGTAGGGAGTACTATAAACACTGCGGATAGATTTAAGGCCCATAGAAGGCGCCTACGAGCAGGAAACCACCAAAGCCCCCATATGCAAGCAGCTTGGAATAAATACGGAGAAGACTGTTTTAAATTTGAAGTTTTAATGCACATCGAAGACGTTAATGAGTTGCTTAGCGTAGAGCAGGTCTGGTTAGATGAACATGCGGGAAAACCATACTGTTATAATTGGGCTACTGATGCAAGTGCACCTATGCGGGGCAAAAAACACACCGAAGAGTCCATAAAAAAATGCACAGACGCAGGGTATAGATGCCCTAAAGGTAAAGAGTCGGTATTGTTTGGTGTGCCCAGAAGTGACGAAACAAAAGCTAAAATATCAGAAAAGTGCAAAGGCTTGGTAAACCCAATGAAAGGCAAGACCCATTCTGAGCAAAGTAAGGCTAATATGTCAGCCGCTGTTAAACGAGGGGAAGAGTCACACTTTTATGGAAAACGCCCAACAAATGCTGATGACTTACAAAAAGAAATATATGCAGTGTTGCCTGATAGAACTACCCAGACTTTTGTAAG